TCCTTTACCATTGTGGTACATCCACCCAAGGTTGTTTTGCGCAGATGCATATCCCTGCTCAGCCGCTTTGCGATACCACTTCACCGCTTCCTTGCTGTCTTGTTCTGTGCCCAAACCTCTGTGGAAACTTCGTCCTAAAATGAACTCCCCCTTAGAGTCACCCTGTTCCGCAGCTTTTTTTGCCCACTCAAAGGCTAAAACGGGGTCTTTTTTCTCTCCATACGCATATTCCCAAGCAAGGAGCCCCTGAGCCTTTGCATCTCCCTTCTCAGCCTTTGCCTTGGTCTCCTCAAACTTCTTCTTGGCAGCGTCATCGCCCATCAACGGCAGACAAAGACAAGTCGCAAGCAAAGCAGTTAGTGCGTATTTCATGCCTCCAATCTAAAACATCTGCATTGTATACTCAAACCCGAATAACCCTACTTTTTACAATGGCCACGGATATCGCTAGCAAAGAACCCGAGACTTTCCGTGCCGGCGATACCGTGAAGTGGAAAAGGAGCCTCGATTGCTACAAGGCAAGCGAAGGCTGGACACTGAAATACTCCTTTCGAGGTACCGCCGGCACAATTGATATTACCTCGTCGGCCTCGAGTGACGAACATCTGATCTCACTGGCGCCGTCGGCAACTTCGGCATATTCCGCCGGCATCTATGACGTGCAAGGTTACGTGGAAAAAGGCACCGACCGGCACACCGTCTACTCAAGTCGTGTCGAAATCTTGGTTGATCTGACCGCCGCCGGCTCAAGTTATGATGGCCGCACCCATGTCAAAAAGACGCTCGATGCCATCGAGGCTGTGCTGGAGAACCGCGCGACCAAGGAGATCGAGGAAAGCACCATCGAAGGCGTGGCCATCAAGCGCATCCCCCACGAAAAGCTGTTGGCCTTCCGCTCCAAATATTTGCAGTGGTACCAACAGGAGCAAGCGACCGAGCGGCTAAAGCTGGGTAAAGGCACGGGGCGGATTATCCAGACAAGGTTCGAATGAAATTTCTACGCAACATCGCAAGAGCCTTGGGCTTCGGTCAATCGGCTCGGTCATACAACGCCGCGAAGATTGGTCGCCTCACTTCGGATTGGACAACCTCAACGACCAGCGCAAACAAGGAGGTTCGTAATGACATCAAAGTCTTGCGGGCACGAAGCCGCCAGCTTGAGCGCGACAACGATTATGTCCGCCGGTTCTTTGGCTTATTGAGCAACAACGTGCTTGGGGCAAACGGTATCGGCTTCCAAGCAAAGTCCCGCGACCTGAATGGAAACCTCGATGACGTTGCCAACCGGAAGATTGAGCAGGCGTGGGCTGATTGGAGCAGGCCCGAGAACTGCACAGTGGCCGGCACACAAAGCTTGCTTGATGTTCAGCGGCTGACTCTTCGCTCAGTAGCCCGCGACGGCGCGGTGCTGCTGCGCCTTGTCCGCAACTTCGACAATCCCTACCGCTTTGCGATTCAAGTCTTGGAGATTGACCACCTTGATGTGGATCACAACCAGAAGTTGCAGAACGGCAACCTCATTCGCATGGGAGTCGAGCGCGACAAATGGGAACGGCCCCAAGCGTATTGGATTTTGAATGGGCACGAAGGGGACGAGTTCGGAATGGATCGGCCAACGCGCCGTGAACGAATCCCAGCGGATGAGATCATGCTGATTACGCAGACGGAGCGTCCGCACCAAGTTCTTGGTGTCCCGTGGCTCGCCTCTTCAATGATGCGGCTTTCGATGCTTCACGGTTACATGGAGGCCGAAGTTACGGCGGCGAGAATTGGTGCCGCCAAGATGGGTTTCTTTGTAAAGTCGGAAACAGGCGAGGGTTATCAAGGTGAAGAGGACGAGGCCACGGGCCACACCATTATGACCGCGAGTCCGGGAGAATTTGAGGAACTGCCGGTCGGCGTTGATGTGAAAACCTTCAACCCTGACCATCCAAACGCGCAGTTCGGGGAGTTCGTCAAAAATTGCCTGCGCTCAATCTCCGCCGGCTTGGGAGTCAGCTACAACTCGCTGGCCAATGATTTGGAGGGCGTCAATTACTCGAGCATCCGCGCCGGCCTTCTCGAAGAACGCGAAGCATGGAAAGCGACACAAGGCTGGTTCATCGAGCATGTCCTTGACCCGCTTTTCCGCGAGTGGCTGACCTACGCGCTCTTGAGTGATGCCTTACAGCTGCCGGCGACCAAGCAAACCAAGTTTGAAACCGTCGAGTGGCGTCCGCGCCGATGGGCTTGGGTTGATCCACTCAAAGACACGCAGGCCAATATCCTTGCCATCGAGAACGGCCTAAAGTCTCGCCGCTCAATCGTCAGTGAAGCCGGCGGCGACTTCGAGAAAACCATTGAGGAGATCGCGCAGGACAATCAGCTCGCAGAATCCAAAGGCGTGGCGTTGGACGCGGATCGGTCGAGTGAGATGGATGTGGAGTGATTATTTTATGCGGCGGCGAAAAAAGGTGACGCTCATGGAGTTTGCAAATGGTTCCCACCCGCCTTCAAGTCGGTAACTACCCGACTCCTTTAACTTCGTCAACTTCCCCTGTTCAACTAGCTCTTCTGAGGTAGTTACCTCCCACTCTTGCTCTTTATCCCACTTGCCTCTGTCATCCTTGCTCGTAGCTGCATGAGCTTCAGTCACCAACGACGGCACACCACCGGCCTTTTGGTTGTTGTTTGAGTCAGTGCAAGCAAACACCAGAGCAGTGGCCAGCACGCCGATGATCAGGCTTTTGGGATCGATCTCTTTCATGGTGAGCAAATTGGGCCACAAAACCCGAACTCCTGCTAGTTGGAAATGGAAGCCGAACTTCTGTATCGCAACTGCCGGATTGAGGCCGAAAGCCAAATTGATCCAGAAACCCGAACCGTCGAGCTGAGTTTCAGCAGCGAAACGCCGGTCGAGCGGTCTTTTGGCAGCGAGGTTCTAGATCACGAACCCGACTCGGTTGATCTTCAGCGAATCAATAACGCCGCTCCTTTGCTTTTGGAGCATGACCGCAGCCAGCAGATCGGCGTGGTCGAACGTGCCTGGATTGATGAGGACGAGAAGAAGGGGCGCGCCATTGTCCGGTTCAGCCGTTCAGCGTTGGCCGATGAGATTTTTACAGATGTCCGCGAAGGTATCCGAAGCTTGGTAAGCGTCGGGTATCAAGTCGGGCATTTCATCCGCGAAGAAGCAACAGAGGGGCTGGAAACCCTGCGTGCGACCAACTGGATGCCACTGGAGATCAGCATGGTCTCCATCCCAGCAGATATGAACGTAGGCGTGGGCCGTGCGTATCTCGAATCCAACTCCACGCCACAACCCAAGGACAAACTCATGGAGAAACCTGTTGAAGAAACAGCCCGTGAGGAACAACCCCTTGAAAGAATCCAAGAGCCAACCCCAGAGGTTAGGATCGAGGTGCGCCCGGATAAGACCGCAAGTGAAATTGCGAGTCTCGGTGATCGCTTCGGTGCGGAGGCAGAAGCCGTTCGCTACATCTCTGAAGGCAAAAGCTTGGACGATTTTAAGACCTTCCTCATGGAGCGACAAGCATCCCAGCCCCTCGAATCCGCTCAAGGCGACGAAGAGATCGGGATGTCTAACAATGAGCGCGGTCAGTATTCACTGTCTCGTGCCATATTGGCTGCCGCCGACAATCGGCTCGACGGCATTGAACTCGAAGCTCACCGCGAATTAGAAAAGCGTTTTGGGAAACCCGCGCAGGGTTTCTACGCGCCGAACGACGTTCTCAAGCGTGACCTAACTGCAACCGCTGGCGACACGGGCGATAAGCTCGTGGCCACCGTTAAGCCCGAGATGATCGAAGCTCTCAAAGCCCAACCGATCGTCGCGCAGCTTGGCGCTCGTTTGCTAACTGGCCTCAGCTCAAACGTCACCATTCCTAAAGCGGGAACTCAAACGGCGTACTGGACTGATGAAACGGACAGTGGCAGCGCACTCAGCGAATCCACAATGACCATCGGTTCAATCAGCCTTTCGCCCAAGCGCGTGGCAGCTTACTCGGAACTATCCAAGCAGCTGCTCGCACAAAGCTCATTCGATGTGGAGTCGATGGTGCGGGATGATCTGGTTTACCAGCTCAACCTTGCCTTTGACGCCGTAGCGATTGACGGCGGCGGAACAAATCAACCCAGCGGCGTGCTCGATGCCTCCGGCCTTCATGGTCAGACGGGTGGCCAAAATTGGCAAAATGTTATTGATGCCGAGGCCGACGTAATGTCGACGCACGCACTTGCCGGCTCTTTAGCCTATGTCACCACCCCAGCGGTGATGGCTACTCTGAAGGGCACGGAGAAGGCCAGCAATACGGCCCAATTCGTATGGCAGGACAACCGAATCAACGGCTACCCAGCTGTTGCCACCACGCAGATGACCGCAGATCACACCGTCTTTGGTGACTGGTCGCAGGTCGTTCTTGCGGAGTTCGGCAGCGGCGTGGATATCGTGGCCGATCCGTACAGTCTCGCG